CTGCTATGTCATCCCAGCCCGGAGTTTGAGACGGTGTTTCGTCACTCCATGCTGGGGTGGAAGATGGTGTTTCTGGAGTATAACTCGGATTTTGATTTGGAACAATCCTACCCCAAACAAGAACTCGTCCCACGCTGCCCGTTGCAGAAAGACCAGATACAGGAACCTCTGCACCCGCATCGACAACAACTGTTCCAACAGCGCCAGTGCCTGCAACGCCCGTAACCTCTACCGAGGCTCTAACCTCAATCGTTACGGACCCTACAGATCCTGTAGAACCCAAACCAGTAACAGGAGCATTTGCCCCTGCTTCAACTTGTATATACCCACTATGCACAAAGGCTTGGCTTTGCAGGCCGCTAGGTATGGTTATTATCGCATCCGCTTCGACTGTAACCGAGCCAATCGAACTTGTAGCTGCTAAACCTGTTACGCTTACATTCGCATCCGCAACAACCGTTACAGAACCTATGCCACCTGTAGCTTCTACGCCAGTTGGGGTTACATTCGCTTCCGCAACGACCGTTACGCCACCCACGGCGCTTGTGGCCTCAAGGCCAGTAACAGGAACATTCGCCTCTGCAACAACCGTCACAGAGCCTATCGCGGTTACTGCTTTCGGAAGGTCAGTTTGCCCCCATGGCATATCGCCCCAACCAAAGCGGGACCAACCGCCGATTGGAACGATGATATCAGCCATTAGGCTATCCGAACAATGGCGTTACTTGCGTCCGCTGTTGGGAACACAATCGTAAAGTCCCCTGCTGTTGACGTTTTATCCGCGCCAAAATCCAACACGCAAACTGCGCGGTTGCCGTTCGTTGAATTATAAATCAACGCGCCACGAGCAGTGATCGTTGCTGTACTAAACGTTAAATCAGCAAAATCAATAAACGCCGTTGTTCCGCTTGTAGTCGGATCAATGTTGGTCAATGTCCCGCCACCAGCAGAATAACCTGTGCCGCTAATTTCATTCGTTGCAGTATATACAGTGGTCGCCGCTGTAAACGAGGCGTTGTTATCATACAGCGCAAGTTTATAAGTATTTGCGCCTACGTTAAAATCGTGCAGACCTTCAAGAACTTCTTTCTTGAAAGAGGTGCACAAGAAGTTTCCTGTGAAAGCCATTTAAAAGTCTCCTTACGTTCTCGGTTTTCGAATAGCACCATAGCGGTATTCGTCGATTGTTTCTTGCGCCTCGCCCAAATTCTTCAAGCGAGAAATGCCTTCCATATACCGTTGGTTATACATCTGCATAAGGTTCGGGTCGCCCTTCATAAACGTATACGCCTCAATTAACGAAGCATATAGTAAAGAAATCTCAGCATTTGTACTCAACCAACTGGTTCCGCTATCCGCTCCCGCCGTTAACGAAGTTGGTCGATACAAATAGTGTATGTCCACAGTGTAGTTAGCGTCAGGAGTTGGAGCCAAAATAAAGTTATCAACGTCAAATTGTGCGTAGTATTTCGGCTGTCCCGTTGTCGTTGGGTCCGGGGTGTATGTCTGGACAAAGTCTAAATCCTTAAACAATAAAAACTCTGCATCACCGCTTACATCAATACTCAACGAAAAGGGAGCAAGAAAATCAGACGGCGCAGCCAAGTATTGATTGCCAGTGGTCATGGTGCCAAACTGGTTTTTCTGGAACAGATTTAACTGCACACTTTTTAGTATGCGCTCCTCCGCCAGCCTGATAAACAACGGTAAGTTATTTACAAACGTTGTCTCATCGTTTTCCGTATAGTCCTGAATGGCCTGCTTCAGTTCACCATATGTCATCGTCATGTTGTCACCGTCACTGTGCCCACCGAACCTATAGCCACCAAGTTATTGGGAGGCGAAAGACCCTCAATCTCGTTAAACCCTACAGGATTCCACCCATATTGTGTAGCCCTTTGCTCGGGCAACCCGCCTTCCGGGCGAGGATTACGCAACGCTTGCGGATCCGGTGACGCCTTCGGAGGAAACAACTGAGGATGCTTGGGCTCAAACTCATCAGGGCCAACCTTCGCACCTGTCCACTCCACCTTCATCTCTCGAAGACGGTAACGACGGCCCGATCTGTCCGATATTCCCCATGCGTGTTTGCCCGAAGCGTATGCCATTACACCCTCAGATACTGAATACTAGGCTGCAACTTCAACGGAACACGATCCTCGTCTTCATCTGCTGCACGTTGGAACTCTTCCTCATACACAGACTTTAAAAGCTGGATCCTGTCTGGAGCTCGTTTCATCGAAATGTAATAAGCCAAACCCGCAACCATACAAGGGTAAAACCTAAACGGCATGTCCGTGGTGTTGACCAGAGTGTCTGCGTCCTCAATCCGCTGCACATAATAGTAAATGATTTGATCCGTAGAGTTCTCCGGAACAGCCCACAGATTAATTACAGGGCTAATCTGCCGATCAAACCAGAACTGGCTAGGACGACCCTGTGTAGTCTTGTTGGGAAGAGTAACGTAATCGCCCCGACTAATCCGCTCCACCTCATAGTCAGTGTTGTCCCGACGAAGCACAATCTCCAACACATCAACAACATCAGGCAACAACGTTTCCTGAGCCTGACCTTGGGTAAGAGTTATCGTGCCCTGCTCCACCGTCCACATGTTAATGCCACGGTTAGCCCATTCCGCAAACATCAGGTTCAAAGACCGACGCGCCGTCCGAGCATCATAACCAGTGCGAACCTCCAGCCCGCACCGCTCAAACGCCTCCTCGATTATCTCACCAACATCGAGGTTAAAGTCTCTTGAACCTGAAGTAGCCATTTATCAACTCATGTTATTATTGGTTTTTGGTTGGTCTTTGTCATGACACAACCGCCATTTGCGTAACCATTAACCTTACCGCCGCGCATCATCTTGACCTCTCCGCCGCGCATCATACCAACACGACCGCCGCGCATCATTTTACCAACGCCATCAGCAGCGTAATCAGGGACCATTTTTCCCTGCTTGTTCTTAACCATGTTTAACTTACCCGGCATTTCACTGTCTCCTGTTCCTACGCGCCAAGATATGGCGCTCATAATCCTGTGGGTCGTAGTTCGTATAATACCCTAGTTTTTCCAACTTTGCAGCAGCGTTTTCTAACTCCGTCCAACGCTGTATAAAAACAATGGCGTGTTCTCTTAAATACGCCAGAAGCCATATGTCTATTCCTGCCGACTCAAAAAACCTATTAAGCGCCATGCATTCTTGTTCTAACTTATCATAGTCATAATCGTAACTGTAATCAAAAACCATCGTGACTTTGTAACCAGTGCTAAAAAACTTTGCGGCCTCATGTAAAACATCCGTCCACAAACCGTCAGAAACCAATATCTTTACTTCATGATTCTCAACGGCAGGCAAAGCAAAAGGACAAGCCGCAATACCGTTCGTATGTGCGGTAGGTTTAGATAATTCCTCTGCCCAATCCCGTATCAAAACACTCTTACCAATCCGCCGGTAGCCTTTTTGTTTTTCCAACTTATTCGTTTTGAAGATTTCTTCTTCTTTGCTGCGGACGTACATTGCGCCATCGTAGGCCGACATGCGGGATAACTCTTGCGCTTTTCGCCTTTCTTGCGACCACACGGCTTTCCCGTTTTACAATCAACCCAGCCCTTCCCTTTGTTTTGGGAGAACCATTTTCGCAAAGAGTTCTTTTCCGCCATCAGTACGTCCTCGTACTTTTCCGCCTGCTCTCCTCGACGCAACCACAACCAGATGCAATGATTCCACCACCGCGATATCTATTACGAGCAGGGCGTTTTGGATTATCAACCGCCGTCATCAAACCACCAGTAGCGGCTTTTTTAGTAGAGTTTCCCCAGTTGGCGGCTCCCACTTTTCTACATTTAGAAAGTGCCCCTGAACCGTATGCGCTGGGCCAAACTTTGTATCGGCTTTTTACCTTGTGATAACACGCGTCTTTTTTTGTTTTTGACTTTTTTGCCATTATTCCGTCCCTCCGGTGGTGTGGATATTTGGAAGGACATTTGTCCACGACTTATCATAGTTTGCCTGCCTTACTAAAAAATCCTGCCACATAGGCTTTATCATCTTATAGTTTTCCTCAACCCGATAAGACACAACAGCTAAATCAGACTTCATCGCATAGAGTTGGGTTGAGCCCCAGCCTAAAAGTCCAACCACGATAACCGATGTTATATCCGAAAAGTTCACTTTCATCACGTTACCACATCTTGCACGACCAGTAACGGGCCGTAAGTTTATCCAACTTCTTTGTGTCACAACCATGCCTAGCGCGGAACGATTTCCTACGCTTAGGGTTTGACTTCTTAATAGTCATATTGGCGTCCCCAAAACGGACAATCTTTTCTTTTCCCTTGTCACAGGCTTTAACGACAAACTTTTTGCCACCAGAAACTTGACGTTTTGGCTTGTTGCATTTCATCTTGGACTTGTCGATCTTAGGCATCACAAGCTCCCTTGGTTTTTAATGTAAACAATCTCAAACGCCGCAGAAATATCAAAACTTACAGAAGCGGAGGACGATATTGCCCGTACTTCTATGTCCGACTTTTCTTCTATTTTTATAGGCAATGAAAATGTTTCTTCGATGTGCATACCTGTTGTCAAAGACTTAACATCTTTTGACTGAAACACTTCGCCATACGGCCTTATCGCCAAAATTAGTTTACAAACTGCCGGTGTTTGAGATGTTGTTCCATTAGATACCTCATATTGGAGCAGGTACGCCGTGTATCCCGCAGGGACGGTCCAAAGAGCCATTAGAGTTTGATTTGATCCCGTTACTCCGTTTATGGAAGCATAAACATTTGCAGGGACACCTGTCGTTACCGTACCTGTTCCCGCATAAATAACACCTGCATTTGTTCCACCCGATCCCGCAGAACGCACAATCATACGATTTATGCGTAAAAATGATTGTGTGGTGTTTACAGCAGTTTGCCCGTTTAAGGTGACTAGTTCATTTATCTGATTGTAATCAGCGTCTAGCCCAAACAGTTCAACTGTCCTTGCGCCTGTTCCCGCAGAAGTGTCGTCTGTAGACGAGCTAGAAACTTTTAGAACAGTTGCCGCAGTCAGGTAACTATAAAGGCCACCTTCTGCCCATATGGTTTCCAAACTGTTTACAACAGTAGCGTTGTTGCCGAACTTAAAAAGACCGTAGTGACCAGAGATTTGACCCCTAGCCACTTGAAGCTCAAACGGCTCAGATGTCCCGACCTGAGATATGGATCGGATGTCGTAAGCCATTGGATCCTCCTACGATAAAATAATCGTAAGTTCGTTAGCCGACCCTGTAAACGCTGAGACATAAACACCGCTACTTGCGATGATGCCATCATCAGGAATGTTCATTACATGATGACCTGTAGGAAACTTTTGCGTAAGCAAAGTATCCCCGCTTGCGCTTCCGTTTTTCAACGTAAAAGCACCCGCAGCCGCCGCGTAAATTACAACCTGCCGTAAACGTGATCGAGTCGGACCAACAATCGCTGCCGAGGTTCCTTGAACCCAATTATATGCTGTTACTGGACCAGCCATGATTTATCTCCTTATCCTGCGGAGACAGTTACAACACCTGAATTGCTGTACAGTTGACCTGCTACAGATGGGTCAGAAGTCGGAAGGTCGCTGATGATTACGACACTGTTTGTGCCATTGTGAGAAATAGAAATATTTTCCGTAACTGCGCCTGTGGTAGCGTTTTTCGTTACATCTTTAAATCCGTTCTCCGAGCGAACTGGACCGTTAAAAGTAGTATTAGCCATGTGGATCTCCTGTCGCGGCTAGTGTCAGCCGCACCATGCGGCTGTCAGGAATAAAAAAACCATACAGGAGAAATAGACAAAAAGAAAGGGGCTACCGAAGTAGCCCCCAGTTTGGGAGGAGGTCATATGAAACCCTTCCGAACTATAGCACAGATTACGCTCCGGGTGAACCGAATACGCAACGTGGGTCGCTAAAGCCAAAGCTGTAACGCTCACGAGCTTTAAAGCGCATGTTGCCTGTGTCGAAGTCTGCTTCCATGTTGGTAGACAGAGGAGTACGCTCAAAGTGGATCATTCCACGAGGCGCATCCGTCATGATGAAGAACGCATCAGGGTCCGTCAGGAAGTCATTGACGGCATAACCATCAGGCAACATTCCCATTGAACGAATCGCGTTCGTATCATTGTCTGCTGTTCCAACACGAAGGTTTGAAACCATCAAGCGTTCTGCAATAAATTGCAGTTGACGCGGGATAAGTAACTTCGTGCCACGAAGAGCAACCTTCAAACCACGCTCGTCCACAAAACCTGCGATGTTGATAAGGGCATCTTCAAGAGATGTCTCGTTCAAATCAGCAGCTACTGCGGGTTCGTTGGCAAACGTCGAACCGTTGGTTAACGGGTGGTCTGTCGCACAAAGCGCAACACCGTCACCACCAGCAGAAGCGCCAGCAGTAAATGCGTTGTTAAGAACCGCAGCGGCCTTAACTTGCTTTGTGTGTGCCATTGAACGAGCCAACGCACGAGTATAACGCGAACCAAGACGATCATACAGATTGTCTTCGATAGCTTCCTCAGTGATTGAGAATGCCAGCGCAATAGTTTCGTGGTTGTAACGAGCAGTGTAGGCTTCGTTAGCGTCGTCAAAGTTTACAGAGGAACCTTCCGATTTGGTAGGTGCCGCTCCGAACCCACTCAACATAACTTCCTCTTCGAATGCTCGATCAGAAGATTCTGTTGTGTAGATCTCCGCGTGTTGGTTTTCGTACCGATTGTACTCCATACCAAACAGCGCGTTGAGGCCCGGTTCTAGCTCTTTCGCTAGTTGTGCGCGAGAAATAGCCATTCTTTAGACCTCCTTAAACGCCAGTAGTCGATGGAGTACCAGCAACAATCGCACCATTGGCGGAGTTGAAGCTGTTATTCAATCGAACAATTAATGGGATACCAGCCGCAGTAAAGTCTGCATTTTCTGGGTCATCTTGAATGCCCATAATACGCAGTTGCAATGCCGCAGTGGTGGCGATTGTGCTAACACCCAACTTAGCAGATGAGATGCCTGTGGTTGAAGAACCAGAAGCAGCCGCTGCAAAGTTTGCGTTTGCGAACACATGACCCTGCGCAGTTGCTTCGCTAGTCAGTGAAGCGTCTGAGCAGATAACAAATGTCTGCATTGGGTTGTCATAAACAAAGGCTTTGACGGGATGATTAGAATCCGCGCCAGAACCGGGCCAGCTATTTGAGAAAATAGTCTCACCAGTGGTGGACGATACATATTCGCATCCCCAGAACACACCAAGTAGACCTACCGTTCCACCAGCAGCCGCGCCAACAATATCAATAAAGCCTGTTGACAGCGGAATTACGGGTGAACCTTGGTAAATCGCGTTAGTGTTTCCAGAGGCGATACGATACTCGGTCGCACCAGTGGTGTTTGCAGCCTGACCGACTACACCAATCGGACGAAGTCCGAAAGCACCGTTACTGTTTGCCATTTTAGCAATCCTCTTTCAATTAATCGGAGTCTCTACGAGATCCCCCGAATGATACACGACTTTGCCGATTATTACTTATCGGCATCGAAGGATGTTGTTCCTTCATAAGGTCCTGATCTACAGCAGTCATCTGTTCGCGGGTTCTGCCCCCGTAATATGCAGTTCTTTCTGCTACTGTTTCAACAGGTATTCGGCACAGCATCAGTCCGCCTTGACCAATCACACCCTCATACCGACCATCGTCGATAACAGGTGCTTCATAGTTTGGATATTCGTCTTTCCGGACAGGTTCCCATCCTTCGCGTAGCTTGGCGTTGACATTCATTTTGTCTTCCTCACCACGCATTGCAACTCGTATCCAACGATGCACAAAGCCCTCTGGGGCATCAGGTGCTGCAAGGTGACTGGGCGGAGCCCATGGTTTTCTGCGCGTTTCTGATTCGCGTGTTTCGCTTGCGCGAGGTTTTCTATCAGCCATTATATCAATCCTTCACAAATTTTGCATATTCTTCAAGCGGTACATTTAGACGTTTCGCCATCGCTATTTGTGACGGTGATAGTTTAACCGACCTGCGCCCCGTTTTTGCCGTACTGCGAGATGCTGAAGCGCCAGCCGAGGCGACCTGTGCTCCACTCGATTTCTTCGCCTGAAACTTATTCGGAAACTCCGAACGCATTCGACGATCAACTTCAGTATAGTATTCTTCGCTGGCTGGGTCAAACCCCTCTTCTTCAACGAGCTTCCTATGTATCCCAAACGCCGCATAAGTCATGACTTCGTCAGACCCAAACCAATCGTTTTTCTCCGCCCACGACTGCGCCTTTGGATCAGGCTTTGGAGCAGGAGGAGCAATGGGTTGCTGTACCGGAGCCTGCTGCTGTGCAACAGGCGCTTGATCGGAAACTTGCTCAGACCGCTGCTTGGCAATTCGCAAACGTTCTTGCTCAATAGACATCTTTGATAACGCTTCCTGCGCCTCAAACATCTTGTCCGTATCACCAGCGTCATACGCTTCTTTGTACAACCGTTT